GACCACAGCAGGCCACCAGCAGTGGCGATAATTGGCCCAAACTGAGAAAGAAATGTGGTTAGCGTATCCACAACAGCCCCTTAATCATGAGCTTGACATCACATCAGTCAAGAGATAACACTATAGAATAGTCTACCATAGGTACTCAATGAACCGATTTTATAAAGAGTCATCCAAATACCCATCATTCAAAGTTAGAGGCATATCAGGAACTAACCTGAATTATGGCTCTATCTCAGGCTATGAGCATAACTCTGAGCTAACAGGATCTAGATGGGTGACTGAGGCTGAGGAGATGCTGAGGACTGATGCAATAGTTCAGAGATCTTGGCACATGCTCAAACAGACTCTGCTCAGCGCTTCATGGAGATTTGTGGCAGGGCTAGAGGGCAATAAACAATCTGAAGAGCTAGCTGACTTCATGAATGAGGCCTATGGGTTTGATGGATATTCAGGCCAGATGCTCTGTTCATTTGAGGAGCAGCTAGGTTATCTTCTAGAATTTGTACCTATTGGATACAGATATGCAGAGGAGCTGTACAGGGTAGGCCCAGACTCTAAAGGTAGAGTTAGAGTCTGGCTGAAAGAATATGCAGACAGAGAACCATCAGCTCATTCTGACTGGGTGAGCCTGAACGGCTCAACACTCGATGCAGTCACCCAAACACAGACTAACTTTTATCAGAGGCCTGAACCGATACCATCAGAAAAGCTATTATTATTGACGCTCAATAAAACAGGCGCAAACTGGGAAGGTGTGGGGAGACTCAGAAGCTGCTGGTGGTGGTGGCGACAGAAACAGAGAATATCAAATTTAATGTGTGTGGCTGTGGATCGCTGGGCGATCCCTACGCCAAAGGTCACCGTTGATAGATCGATGGGTGAACAGCAGGGGCTCACAGACTCTGACATAGACGCTATGATTGATGATGCTGAGGAGCAGATACAATCATTCATCAGCGCTGAGCAACAGTACTTGGTAGAGAATCCTGTGATCAGTTTTGATTCCTACTCAGTTGACCCAAATCTACAGAGTGGAGGCCCACTAGCTATTATTACTGAATGTGATAATCAGATCTCTCAGGCCTTCCTAGCTCAGTTTGCAAACCTAGGGGTGAGTGACACAGGAGCCCGCTCAGTGGGTGAGATTCATATGAGTCTCTTCAGAAGATCAGCTATAAATTATGCTGACATTATCACCTCATCTATCAATGGTGTAGATCGACCAGGAGGGGGTACAGTGGGCAGGCTGATTAAGTGGAATTTTGGCGCGGTCGATCCTTCTCTACTCCCAAAGCTCACACACTCAGGTCTAGACAATGATGATCTGGCTGAGAGCCTAGGCATGATCCCAGGGCTTATACAGTCTGGTGCTGTGACTCCTGATGATACTCTAGAGAGAGACATTAGAGACAAGCTAGGGTTACAAGAGTTGAGCCTAGATCGATCAGTAGATGAGAGAGAAACAGCTTCAGTCTACTCATCAGCTCAAGCTCTTACTGAGCAGATATTGAGGAGGCGTGATGAGAAAAGCTAAGGCCAAAAAGATCTTTGGGCGGCGCTGCAAAACAGGCGCACAATATAAATATACAATCAAGTGTGACCCTATCACTGTCCAGATGAGAGCTGAAAATCTCTTAATGTCATATAATGAAGATGTGTATGACTTTCCTGAGTATTCTGATGGGCTCACCACAGGTCAACCCTTCAAGACCCTAGCTCTAGGTCAGGTGAGTAGCAGAACCAGCGGAGAGCCTTTAGGTGCTCCGATAGATCGAGAGCTAATTAATGAGCTAGTCAGGGTTTACGCCCTCAGGGCTGATAGTGATCCTGTGATCATCGACTGGAATCATGCCACTAGCCCTTATCGAGACTCCATCTCATCACCTGACACAGGAACAGCTCTAGGAATCATTACAGATCTAGAGGCTAGGGATGATGGGCTATGGGCCACACCTGCATACAACGAACGCGGGCTAGAGATTATTGAAAATTCTGGCGGTGTCCTCTGGTCATCTCCTGAATATCTGCAAGGGCCGATCTATGCCAGAGACGGCGGTGAAAAAGTGGGCTCTGCTCAGATGCTAGCCATTACACTTACCCCCAGACCAGCACAAGCTCACAGCACTATTGACGCAATTCAGCTAAAGGAGAATTTACTGATGGATCGTGAAGAAATTGAAGGGCTCAGCCCAGAAGATAAAACAGAGAGAATTGTAGCCCTAGAGGCGATGATTGAAGAGTTAAAAGCTCAAATCACTGAGATGAAATCTGATGAGGATTCACAGTTAGTGAATGATCTTGATGAGTCAGGGCCTGAGAAAAAAGATGAGACCTCTGAGGTCACAGCACTCACCGAGCAATTCAAGTCTCAACAGGCTCAGCTTCTCACTGAGAATCAGAGACTCTCTGAAGAGCTCAAAAAGACACAAGCTCAAATCACTGAGAATCTCAGAGATCAGGCTGTGGCTTCACTCCTCAGCGAGGGCAAGATCACACCTGCCCAACAGGGCGCAGCAGAACAAGCCTATTCAATCAAGTCTGATTATCCTCAGATCTGGGCTAGCTTCTCAGATGCTCAATCAATCGACCTTTCAGAAAAGGGTCACTCGATTAAAGCTGATCACTCTGCAGACTCAATCATGAAAGCAGTTGATGCTTTTCAGGCTGAGCACTCCATCTCTAAATATAGTGAGGCGCTTGAGGCCTATGCTAAACTCCATCCAAACCAAGTTAAGGAAATTCTCAAATGAGCAATTTTAAAAAATCTTATATCGCTGGTGGCACTATCAGCTCCTATGCTTTTGTCAGTCGAGATGCAGCAGGTAAGGTCATCATGACCACAGCCTCAAACGATGATGCTGTGGTGGGGGTCGCCCAAACCTCAGCTGTGGCAGGTGATTCTGTTGATGTGGTCTTTGCTGGTCTTACTCGCGTAGTCGCTGGCGAGGGTCTTACTATCCTTAATGATCCTCTCGTTACATCAGGCCTTGCAGGTCGAGCATACTCTGCAAACACTGCAGGTGAGTACCCCCTTGGAAATGCCCAGACCGACACTAAACAGCTTTCAGTGGTTGCTGGTGATGAGTTTCTCATTAACTTTTCAGCCCCTAACTCAGTCTTAGCCTAAGGAGCCACCATGCCATCTAATCAAAATTATTTAGCGGATACACGCGCATATCCTCGCCTCGTCTCTGAAGCTATTCAGAGCCTTAATATGTTCATTGCAGATCAGGTCTGCCCTAAGATTCAAGTTGATAATCCTGTGGGCTCAGTCCTCAGAGAGAACAGCCGAAACTTCCTCAGCGCAGCGAATGGTCAAAGCGCTATAGTAGCTGATGGAGCCCCCAGAAATGAGCTTGCACAATTTGATCGTGATTACATTCAATTCACGCTCTCTCATCTTGGGTTCAAGCATAACATCAGCCGTAACACTGAGCGCTATTCAGCCTATGCTAAGAACTCAGGGATCAGCGAGATTAACCGAGCAATCAGCATTGTGACGCGGGCCATGATGCTTGAAAAAGAGCGCCTAGCGGCGGATCTCTTCTTTGATGGGACTAATTGGAATACCAACACCTGTACTGCTCTCTTTGGTTCTCAGATGGGTGATGCAGGCGCTACTCCTATCAGTTATTTGAGAGACCTTCAGAACACTCAAATGAAGACTGCAGGCGGTATCATGCCCGATACTTTGATCATTGGTTTTGATCTCAAGGTGGCCCTCTCTAACTCTCCTGAGGCTAGAGGCTATGCCCTGATTGATGGAACCACATCAGGCATTGCAGGCGGTGGTGCTCCATTCATGAGTGATGATGCACTGGCCCAGTTTATCGCTAACAGTCTCAGCAACCCGTCTATGCGTGTCCTGTTTGCAGGCGCTCTAGCTGACTCAGCAAACCCAGGGCAGGCAGGCTCTAACAGCCTGCTGTGGACTGGTGATAATCTTTGGATGGGAACCACAGGCACAGCTAACGCTGCAGTCACAGGAAATCAGGTTACCGCTTCACCTGTGGGCGCTCTCAACATTTACAGCGAGGCGCTCACTGTGAGATCAGAAGCTAATGCTCGCGACATGGGCACTTGTGTCTATGGTGATGAGTACATGGGATTTATTAAGGTTAATCAAGATTTGGGCTACACTCTCACTGACTGCCTAGCCTAAGATGAGGTGTGAGTGTGGGCATGTTCACCAGACCCTTGCTGAGAAGATTGATGCTGATCAAAAGGCGCTGATCGATCTCAGGAAGCAGGAGAAGGCCCAGAGTGGGCCTCTGGCAAAACTCACACGCGCAAGAATCAATCAGATCAGAGCTGAGATAGCCGCTGAGAAACA